TTAATTCTAAAGTAGACTCATAAACTGTAGTACCAGTATCTCTTGAACTAATAATGTTTGTAGTTAGAGAACTCGTAGCACCTTTTAAGTCATATTCAAAAAATGTAGGTGTTCCTGATAATGCCGAGATGTTACCTGATGAAATTGTTGCAGCACCTAATGTACCATAATTCGCCATAAAAACTTTCGTTAATCCACCTACCGATTGTCTACACGGTAATTTTCTTCCTGTTGTTAATGCACAAGCCATATCTTATTTTTTAAAAAAAAAGGTAGGTAGTAAAATGCCACCTACCCTTTATTGTTATACAATTATTCTATTATGAATATAGTACGATGTCTGAACCAATACCGTGCTGTATTCCTGCAGTAAATCTCATTACTACTCTTACATTTTGTGATCCGTCAATATCTGCCATATCAATAACTTTAACTTCGTTTTGGTCTGACATTAAACCAGTACCAAAGAATAAGTTAGATTTTTGAGCAGCTACCATTGTATCACTTGCTAATCCTGTTGCTAATACTAATTGGATACCGTCAAACGATACTGCGTTACCCATATTGTACCATTGGTTACCTTCGTTGTTTGTACCTGCAGCACCTAGACCGTTTGCACCAAATCCACCAAGAGATCTAATGTAGTTTCTATAAATGTTATTAGGTACATAAATCACTAAATCCTCATCTCCATAAATTGTTGAAGGAATAGCGTCTACTACTTTACCAATTTCTGCAGCTACATTTGAGCTTGAACTTGTTGTTCCTGCAACGTCAATTACATCGCCGTCTGCTAGTAATGTTGTTTTAAATCCGTCAAACTCTCCTGCGTTTGCATTTGTACCGTTCCATATATTTTGCTCCATTTTTTGTGCTACTTTATCTGCAACGTGCGCAATTAAAAAGTCACTAAATTTTGGAGGTAAATTATCATAAGCAGAGAATCCCATTTGTACTGCTTCCCAATCACTTCTAAAGTCAGCTTTACATAATTGTAAATTTACTTGAAATTCTTCAGGTTGTAAAATTCTCTCTGTAAGCGTTAATGTAGATGTTGGATCAAAGTCACAAGAGGAATCTTTAACGATACCATTTGTTGAAACTTTTTTCATTACCTGCTTAAACTTTATATTAGGAACTATTGTTATACTTCCTTCAGCTAAAGTTTTACCGCTTAATAATGCAGCAGAGATATACTTTCCTGCAAACTCACCTGCATATGTTGTTGTTAAATTATTAGTTGTTGCCATTTTAAATTAAATTATTATTGTTATTATAGTTCCCCTACTGTTATTGATGAAGCTGCGTTACCATTTCCTGATAAGAAAAAGTTTGTACCATCACTAGAAATTTCAACGTGATCTCCAATGCTTTCTGCACCGTCTTCAAATGTTACTTGGTCTACTGCGTCTGCTTCTACAATTGCACCGTTTACAATCACACCACCATTTAAAATATCTCTATTGTCAGCAGGTGTTTGTACAACACAATCAGTTGAAAATGCTGCAGCCACGATAAACTTAACTGAAAATCCTGCTTTTGGAGCAGGTAAAGTTACAGTATAACCTGTACCACTTATTAAATATGTTTTACCTGAATCAGCCGCTGTTAATGTTGTTGCAGCTGTTAATGTTTCTTGTTTTCCAAAAATTCTAGAAACATCATTTGTTATAGTTGTCGCCATTTTTATTATTTATTATTTAGTTATTGCTTGTAATACTCTACTATATGTAGTATTGTTATTTGAATTTACAGCGTATCTTGCTCCTAGCTTTGTTTCTTCTGCTTCAGGAGAATGTTTAATTCCTTCTGACGCAGGTTTAGATAAAACTTCTTGCTTTGCCATTTCTTCTTTTTTCTCCTTATCGTCCATCATTTTTTCAACGACTTCTTTAAGTTGATTCTTGACTTCTTCAACGGCTTCCGCTAAAGCTGTCATTTCTTCTTTAGTTGCATAAGCCATTTCTTTTTTATCTTCTTCTTTGTGATCTGGCGTATGTTCTAGATTAGTATCTTCTGCACCTGTGTTAGCTGCTTCTTCTACTACTTCTTCTGAATTTTTGATTTCCTCAATCATACCTTCTGTTTTAACGATTAATATTCTATTGTCCGATAATTCGTACTCTCCCATTGGAAGCGGTACATTTTCATCATCTGTTTTTATAAATACTTCATTACCTGCTGCAAACTCATCAGCAGATAAAATTGTACCATTTTCTAAAGTCATTTCTTCTAGAGAAACACTTTCTAATTTTACATCTAAATTACTAGGATCAACGCCTAATAAAGTTTTGACCTTTGATAATATCTCTGTAGCATTCATAATAGTATAACAAATACACTATTTATTTTTATATTTTGGAATCTTATTTTTTAAACACGCCCTATGCCTTGTGCCTGTAGAGAACCGTCACAGCATTTTCTATGATATGTATTATCTTCACATAGACAAGCCCTCCTAGAACTTTTAGGAGATGTCCTACTAGGTGTTTTAAAGTGATTATTTCTTTTAATCATTATTTACAAATACAGTAATCGCAGTTACACATAATTATTTATTTATCTGACTTAGGGTGTCCCTTTGGGAGTAAGTCGTTATCGCCTACATATTTTGCATTTTCAGGTCTACCAGTTCTCACTAAGTATAAATATGCAGCCACTCTAGCTAACGCCCATTGTTTTGCGCTAGTTACCCTCGGGCTATGTGAAACGTTAAATGCACCTAATCCTCTTTGAAATACAGTTTTAAGTTGCCCTATCGTTACCCCATATCCTAATTTTTTTTTATACCTTTCGTTAAATTCATCTGACTTTTTTTGTAAAGTCCCTTCTGTTGTTTTATCAACTTTAGCACCTCTACTAGTTTTAGCATCACCCTTAGCAGTACCTTTACCTTTCGGATTCCTATTTGGTGTTGAACTTTTTGGAGCTTTTTTTGATCTTCTTATGCCACCTCTCGGACCTATCTCTGCTAATCTTTCTTCTGTCATTTTTACGCAGTTTGGTACTTTTCTACCATTCTTCATCTTCATACCTCTTTGTTCATAACCGTCCCAACAAGGTTTTTTTAAATCAGTATCTTCAATAGTATGTTTTTCACACGGCATATACCATACTTGATCTTCAAATTCGTGTGTATGAAAACCCTTACAACCAAGACTCTTTGCCATTTCTTCAGCTTTTTCTTGTGAACTGTATGCTAATCTATCGTCAATAATTGCTAAATCATCATTTACTTTTTCAGAATATAAATTTAATTCGTTCATTTTACCTCTTGCCCAATTCTTTGCAGATAAACCACCCCACAATAAATAAGAGATTGTACCGCACGATTTTGTGTCATTAGGATCATAATATGTTTCTGCTCTAGATAAGAAGCTATACATTCTCTTAATAGTGTCTACGCTAATCTTTTCTCCTTTTGCTAACTGCTGTGCTCTAATTTTACCTACATCTGTTGCACACCTGTTATTTATTTTTTTATTTAATTCTATACCTCTTTTTGCATTGTTTTTTACTGACTGCGGATAATCGCTGTATGATTCAAGTGTTACTTGTACACCTGTTATTACATCTTTTATTTCAGATAAAATATACTCTGCTTCTTTCATTTCAATACTAGAGAGAGCGTCTTTCTTTTCTTTGTTTTGAAAATAACCTTCTATTGAAAAACCTTTTACAGCACCTGTTTTGACAAATTCTTGCCAAACTTTATCGCTTGTTACCTTTACTGATCCAACCCAAGTACCTACTGGATATTTTAAACCGTATACTGCTGTCTTATCTTTATCACTATCTTCTACAATCCACGATTCTACTAAACTTAAACCTTTTAATTGCATTTGATGTTCTAGTGTTGCATTGTTTTGATTGCCTTCCATTAAATACAATTCACTAGCTTTACGAACTGTGTCTTTAGAAAAGTATATATAATAATCTTCGTCGTCTCCTTTTCTTAATATTGGTTTATTTGGTATAAGTAAAGCACCTAACAATATTCGTTTTTCATCATCTACTTCTGCTAGTTTGTATTCTATGTCTTTGTTTAGTGTAATAAAATCTTCTTCTATAGCAGGTTTCTCAACAATAGATATAGCTTCTATACCTGCGTATTCTTGTTCTTCATCTAAAATAAGTTCTACTATCTTCATAATTGTATAATATTTTTATCTATTTATTTTTTAAATTCCGCTTTCGCTTATAATGTTTCTATCTAATTGCTGTGCTGTTGTTACATCTCCTGAAACTACAAATGCTTTAACTGGTTGTTGGTTGTTTAATGTTTGTGCTATTTGATTTATAGGAGAAGCTCCGACCACATTAAATGCAGGTGCTTGTGCTGTTTCAGTTACTGTGTTTGCCAAACCACCGCTTCCTACATTGTCAGGTGCATTTGGTATTTTTGTTGCTATGATCTTTTTTACACTAGCCATACCTGACGCTAATACTCCTGCTGCAGCTACTACACCAAATATACCTGTTTGACCTAATGCTTTTGTCATACCTTGATATGTATTTATAATTGATGTTGCTACAGCTACAGCTTTACCTGCAACGCTTTGTTCCCCCAGTAATCCTGCTATTGCACCTAGTCCGTCAGCTACTATAGCAAGTTTTGCTTCTTCCTCTTGTTTTTTTAACGATACATTTATATTGTTAAAATTTTCCTCAGCAGCATTTCTTTCTTTGAGAGCATTTTCAAATTCTATAGTTCCTTCTTTAAATATTGCAGCTGTATTATCAAATTGCTCTTGTGCTATTCTTTTTTGTTCTTCAGCTACTTGTCTTTCTAAATCTAATCTGTCTAATATTCCGTCCTCTATTAACTTCTGTCCTTCTAATGTTCTTAGTATTTCTTCACTACTTGCTATAGCTGTTGCATTTTGTAAATCTAATTTTTCACGCAACAAACTAGTTTCATTTACTAATTGTTCAGATCTTTGTCCACCTAATCTTTCCTCAATTTCTAATAATCGTGCTTGTGCTCTTATATCTTCTGCTATTAGTTCTACTTTATCACTATTATTTGCTAATGCTGCAGCTGCTGCGTCTGCTTGTTGTTGTGCTAATAGTAATTCTTGCTTTATACCTTCTTCTATTATTTTACCTAATTTTCTGTTAGCTTCAATTCGTACATCTATATCTTTACTAACATCATCTCTTATTTGTCTTTGTTCTTCTGCTGCTTTTAAATTTACTAACCTTAATTTTTCTTGTTCTGCTGCTGCC